GGCTTCGGCCAAGCCACCTTCGTGGCTGGCGAGCCGATCATGCCCACGGGCTTTGTGTTTGAAGGCGTGCGCTTCTTCGAAAGCACCAACATGCCTACTCAAACCCAGAACGCGACCATCGCATCGGTTACCAAGGCTTACAACGCAGCCGTTGGTATCTTCTTTGGCCCTCAGGCCGTTGGTGTTGGCATCGGTGGCAACAACGCCCAGGTGCTTCTCAACAACAACGACGATTTCAGCCGCTTCATCATGATGATTTGGAGCCTGTACGCAGGTTTCGAACTTCTGAACGCTGACTTCGTCACCGTTGGTTACTCTTTCGACGCTTGAGGAGGTAACTAACAATGACGATTAACCCTAACCAGATCTCGGTTGCCAAGATTTATCCCGGCAACTACACCAACGTTCTTCGTTACTGGCACGAAGAAAAGACCGTACAGTTCGAGAACGCCAACGGCGTTCAGACGAGCTACACCAACCAACCCGTTGGTGGCCCTGTGGGCGTGGTCTTCCGTCCCGGTTGGATTGCTCAGCAAGCCATCGGTTACGTCGACCTGAGCTATCAGGCTCTCGGCACCAATAACCAGCTGGATTACTACACCCAGCCTTATGGTTCCGGTCAGAACGGGGCTAACCAGCCCTTCCTGAACGCCAACGTCATCATCCCTTCCCCCGATTTCCACAAGGACGTCCGGGCCGACATCACCAACGGCATCACCGTGCCTTCTGGTGCTTTCGTGTACCGCACTTCCCTCCGTGTGGACGGCGGCGATGTGGTGAGCTCCGGCGTTGCTGGCGGCGCTGCCGCACCTCAGCTGACCCTGATCCCCGCTGTGGGCCAAGGTCTCCGCAACACCACCACTGTTGTGTCTGGTCAGTTCGGTACCTCCGTTACTGGTTCTGACAGCCGCATCGCTAACGGCAGTGTGGCCTCCACCAACATCATCAACTCGAGCAGCCTGTCTGCTCTGACTGCTGATACTCAGTGGAAGCTGTTCACCACCACCAACCTGGGCGGCGTTGCCGCTTCTGGTCTGGCTCAAGGTTCGGGTATCTACGATCCCCGCGCTGGTGCTGGCAAGCTGTCCGGCAAGAACAAAGCTCTTGCCATCTGTGAAGTGTGCTGGATCGTTCCCGATCAGCCGCCCGAGCGTTCTGATCTGGCTCTGCAGCCTGCAGGTGTCATCGAATCTCAGATCTACACCTCGACTTCTCCGACCTGATACAGTCAGATCGCGAAACAAGGGGCCCCTTCTTCGGAAGGGGTTTTTTTTGTCTTTATTTCCTGTTCTTAATTAAGTTTTTACAGTATTCAGCTCATTCCGCTGTCAGAGTTAATAAAGCACACCGTATTTATCCAGATTTATGGACGATCGGGAGCTTTCAGACCTTAAGTTAGAGCGCAAAGAGTGTTCTCGATGCGGCGCCACGTGGCTTAATGGCGTACATCACTGGAAAACTGGGTATAAAGGTAACGAACTAGATCTTGCCGGACTAGTTTGCAACCGTGTTTCCGATCCTCAGTGCATTAACCCTAAAAAAGGGTGTACAGGAGGGGATACTTGGGAAAAACGGGCTGAGTTTTTGGGTAATTTCGAAAAAGACCTTAAGCGTATGCGTGAGGAGTGAGCTAATCTGCTCTAAACTACTGCTCACATACTGACTTTTTCAGATGTCCGCCAAAGTTTATAAACCCAGTGGGGTTAAAATCGACGTAATCTCTACTCACGATGACGGTGAGTACTTCATGGTGCGCTCCAGCACCACTGGTAAGGTATTTTTCGCTCATAAGGATCAAGTTGATGAGTTTAAAGAAGATCTAGACCCTAAACCGGCTGGAAACACGGTTCAGACACGCCGTGGTCGCCGCACAATCAAAAAAGAAGGGGAAGAGGTTGCTGTAGTTAAGCCTCTGCTTCCGGTTGATAACCGTATCAACCTTAATAACCTGACTCCTGAAGGTTTAACCCAATGTCTGCCTGGCGTTGGTTTAAAAACAGCTAAGGAGATTGTTGAACTTCGTCAGTCTTTGCCTGGGGAGCGTTTCACCAAACTTGAGCAGTTAGAAAGCATTAAAAGGGTCGAATGGTCTGAAGTTTTTGCTACTGGCGTTGTGTACGTAGAATAGAAAAATGTAAGGGTTTCTAGTTGTGGCGCAGCTGAGCCAGAATGAGTTAGAGCAGATTCAGTCGTATCTAGCTCAGCAGGGTGTTGTCTTTCAACCGACAACTACTGATGCCACAAAGCGAGAAGTAATCTATTCGGCTGTTAATCAGCTAACTAGAAACCCTGCACAAGTATTTGGGTACGCATTAGACGACTTTAACTTTAGTCGTGTCGCGTATCACTTAGGTTATAACATCGCAACTGTACCTGCTGGAGATTACGCTCGGTTATTAGAAGCTTGTAATAGCGTTCCTAGTGAGTTTTACTTCGATAAAATTGTTCAGCAAGTTGAGCGTTGTGAAGAAGCTGAGCGCTTAACTGAGCTGGCCACGGGTCGGGCTACGAGTCGTCAAGAAACAATTCTTGGTGACGTGTCTCGCTCTATCAGTATCCAAGATAAAAGAGAAACGGCGCGTATCTGGAGAGAAAACTATCAGTTTGAGTGTGAGCGCTTAGCTCATATGCTCTACGTGCCTAACTATCGTGACCCTGTGGCAGCTCGTTACCGCTTCGAAAGAAGTGGTGGTGAGTTTATACAAGCTATTCCTGGTCCTCCTGATGTTTCTCGTTCGGACCGACTCTACTTTTATGCTAATTGGCGCTAAACTGTGACTTAAGAATCATCAGTTCTAGCGGGCGTTTTAAGTTATGTCCTTACTCGGTAAGTTGGCCAAGCTTGGCTTCCGGTCTGCTCAGGACATTGCAGAGCGGGTTATGCCGATGGTCCTGCAGACTGGCGATAAGGTGTTGGTGGAGAACACTACTAACGCTCTCCGTAAAATGGGTGCGTCGGTTCCGAGCCAGCCTGGTCCTGGTTTGCTTGGAACATTAGAAGTTAAAACTTCCCGCCAGTTAGGTCAAGCACCCAAACCCGCTTTCGGTCCTGGTGCAAACAATCCCGCAGCACCTGCGGGCGCACGTCCAACCAATACTCTTGTCACCCAGCCTTTCCAAGGTCCGCGCACTCGCGGCGGCGAACTTGTAAGGACTCAGGCTCCTGCAGCTGCTCCTACTACTCGCACTCAGTTCACTGAGGATTTAATCACTCAGCCCACGATGCAGGGCGCTCAGCGTGCTCCGGTGCAGGGCCCTTCTATGACTGGTACTCCTGTTCAGGGTCAGCTTGATCTCCGTTTCCCATCTGGGGCACGTTCGACTGCTGAGTTCACCACGGCTAAAGGAGCCCTTCGCCCAGAAGGTACTCCGATTGGGGGTCAGCCTTATCGCGGTGGCCCTGTTGCTTCTCAGGCAAACTTAGAAGTTTTTAATCCTCCTGCGCTGCAAGGCCCCGGTCGCGCTCCTATGCAGGGACCTTCCGAGGCTGCCGGAGTTCAAGGTTCTTTTTTCCTGGATAACGTTCCCGATATCTGGAGCGGTGGATTCCGGATGCGTCCAGAACTCATCCGCCAACTTCCTAAAGAAGTGCAAGAACGTATCGGCACCTCGATGGTACGCGAGGCGGCTGACTTAGGTCCCGTTGCTCCCCGTCCTGCATTCGGCCCTGACGCAGGTCCTGCCCCCGTGGATTCTGCGGCCGCTATGGCTTTTGCTCGTAACGCTGCAAGCGGTGCTGAGCTTGTTGATCTCGGTGCTCTTCTTAACAATCCTGCTTTCCGTGCTGCTACAGGCGCAGCTGGTTTAGGTCTCTTCGGTGCCGGTATCGCAGGCATGTCGATGGGTGGGAATCGTACTGGTGAGACGACTGCCGGCGCACCTCCTGAGCTTCCCTTGCCTCCTTCTGTTAACGCACCTTTGTTTGCCGAGTCTGATGGGTCTCCTCTTGGGGATGGGGCTCCTGGTGTTACTGCTCCGAACCCTCCTGCTCCTGGCAACATCGACCCCACAGCTCCCGCCCCCGTGGTCACCTCCGGCGGTATAGAGCGCGAGAGTGCCATGCGTGCTGCCCTTGCTCAGAATGCTCCAGCTGCTGCCGCAGTCCAACGCGCCACAGAACCTATGAGTCCTGAGCGTTACAAGAGTATTGAAGATTACTACGCAGCGCGTCAGGCTTATGCTGGCTCTGCTGATAAGCGTCGGGAGCTCATGCGCTATATGGGCGGTCAGTCTCCTGCTGTCGGCAGTCAACTGGCTAGCTGGGCGCAATCAAACCCTGCTTTAGCTTACGAATATCAGCGTCGTCAACTGGTTAACCCGGCGGCTAATCAGCAAAGCTCTGAATCCATTACGACCACTGTTGTGACTACCCCTATGGGTTCGGAGACAGCCGCAAACGCTGTGGGCAACGCTGAATCTACAGCAGATGCCGCTCTTAAAGGGACTCAAGAAGCTCAAGCTCTGAAGTATGCAACAACCCCTAATGTCCAACCCAATCTTCAACGGGTGCAGGACTTTATTCGTACTCAAGCACCGCGTGCAGCAATGTACGCCGGTTATTGATAGTAAAATAACTGCAGGATCTGCGTCGATTTAGGTAAGCATATGGCTGCACCTGTAATGGCCCCTCGAAGCTACGACTATTCTGGCGAAGCAGATCCTCGCGACATTCGTTCTTATGGTGTGTCGATGGGTTCTGCGCCGGTACAGAACGACGCGAACCTTGGCTTCCTTGGCCGCTTAAACGATATTGCTGGCAAACTTGCCCCTATCGTTGAGGCAGCTGTTGCTTTTAAGCAAGGGTATCAGGGTTACCCTTTGCCTGGCCGTGGAGTCGAAGACCCCCGTATGGCCGGTGATCGGTTTATCTTCCAAGTGCTGGAAGATATGCGAGCTCGTAACGAACAGTCCGAAGAGCGTGCTCGTATGGAGCGCGAAAGTGCTCGTGAGTCTGATTTACGCCAACGTTTAGTTCTTGCTGGGGTTGAGAAAGGAGATATCTCCTGGAAAGAAGCTCTTGATGCTTTGAAGACTGGAGGTTTTGAATCTATCAAACCTCAAGATAAACTCCCCTCACAGGCTCCTGCCCAAGGGGCACCTCAACCTAAGTAATAAGCTCACGGAGCGCACCTAATGGCCTCGACTTCGACTAACAAACAACCTTTAATGGTTGACCGCCCTTTCTTTAGGGGTGCTCGAATTAACAACAGTACACCTGTAGTTACTTCTCCTAGTAACCCAGACTTCAGCCAGTTGGTTCAGCTTGTCCGTGTGGGCGACCTTCCTTCTGAGGATGGAGCTCTTGTAGAAGATATTTTTGTTGTCTCGTCTGAAGGCTACCCGGATCGCAGCGGGGTTCGTACCGCTGCTTTTGGTGTGTATGTTTATGCACCCAACCAGGCTGCTCCCTCGACCTCAACCCCGCTGTTAGTCGGTAAGTTTCAGGTCGGTCTTTCTGGTTCAACTGATGGTTTAATCCAGCGAGTTGAGCTCCCAGCCACCGTGGCTCCCACGCCTCAGGTCGGTGATACCACGACTGTGTATCCCATCGAGCGCGGCAAGTCTGAAGCTATGTATCTCGAAAAGGGATACATTCTTTGCGTTGGCTACTTAGGCAACGGCCCTGCTGCTGTGTCTGGTGGTTTGAGCTCTTCTGGCGTTTGCATCATGGCGCAGGGCGGCTTCTATTAATTCGTGGCTAAACACAAGGGCTCAGATGACTTTGGCTGGCATACACACCAGCCAAAGAAATCGAACTTTGGTTTTAAAGCCGTTGAAGGCGCTAGCTCAAGGCATCAGCTCTCAACGCCGATGCCTTTTAAAAGGAAATTTAGACCTGACTTTAACTTAAAAGATTTCAGTATTCTTTACGACTACAACTACGCGTCTATGTGGACGCGTTGGCGTAGAGGATATGAACTTTATATGTACGCAAACCAGGCGTATGTAGGTCTGAATTACTCATTCAGATATTGGACAACAGGCACCGTGGGAGTTGGCGCTGCGCTTCCCGGTGTTTGTTACATGTACCCATCCATGAGCCAGGATATGGCTATGCGGATGGTCGCGGTCCGTCCACGCGATTCGTTTAACTTTCTTGATTTTGGATACTCAATTCAATCAGTAACACAGACAAGTGGCACAACTTATGCCGTCCAGCTATCTAGTAACTTCGGCCCTCCTATTTCTTTCTTTACAGGCGAGATACTCTCTGATCGCTTCGACTCAACTGGTGCAGAGAAAACAACTTACAACAACTATGTAGTTATAGGCGTGGGTAATGGGACTACACCGCTTACTCCTAGTTTTGCTCCAGTCTTCAATAGTATTTTTATTTCTCTCGATACAAATAACAGCTGGTCTGTTATTGATAACGAGACGTTAGCTGCACCTGCTTCTTTACCTACCCCAGGGGATTATTTCACGACTGAGATGCGATTTGGGTGTAACTGCCCAGATTATTTAGCTCGCGAAGATTTTAATCTTTACGAATACAACTTAAAGCGAAGGTATCCGTATACGTTGCCCCAGGATGCTAAGCCTGGTCAGTATGACGCAGGTAAAGATTTCTTAAGTTCTCGCGAATCAAACAGTAGGGATCTTCCTGGTTTTACCCGTGACTTTGGTTTTCTATACGTCAAACAACTTTTAAATCTTCCTAGTTACACGGATAGTAGCAAAGTTTATTCTGATCCTAATTTAATTTATTTTGCTCCTAGATGGTGTAAACATATTTATGCAACATTCTGGGATATGCAGAACAGGTTTGGTTCTGATATGTTCCCTCTCGCGTGGCTGGCTCAACCCACTGATGAACCGATGGATGATCGGTATCGAGATGAGTTTGAGATGAACTTAGCCAAGCAAACTACTTTTGATAAACGCCAACAACACCTTCGTTGGTGGGAAAAATATTCTCCTTCTCAGAATACAGTTCCGGTGCACATGATGTATCCGGATATGCACCCAACTATGGTAAAGACGCTTAACTTTGACACGTTAGCGTCTGGCACATCCACTGCAATGACTGCAAGTGGGTTTGAGATGTTTAAGATCGATGAGTATGATCCTTTTGCGCCTCCAGACCCAGGAGTTACCCCTAGGTTGGATGGTGGAATTTACAACAATGGCGTTCTTGTGAGCGGTGCCACCTTGATTTATGACGGTGGTCAGTATTCCAACGGCGCTTTAATCCCTTATCCGTCTTACCCTTCTCTAATCAACGGAGGAACTTACTAACATGGCTTCCACACCAGTAATTATCCTCACCAAGCGCAGCGGTAATTCCTCAGATAGGCCCAATACTTCGACAGTACAAGCCGGCGAAACGGCTATGAGTTTTGGTGCAGCTGATCCTGGTCTTTACTTCAAAGACTCAGCTGGAGCCATTCGTAAGTTTGGATCGAATCACTACGGCACAACTGCACCTAACTCAACCCCCGTTGGCTCTGTGGGAAATTCAGTCGGTGAAACCTGGGCCGACTCTTCTACCTCAAATTATTATTTGAAAGTGTGGACTGGAAGTGTTTGGCAAAAAGTCGGTGCTGGGTTCGCCGACTCAGCGACAAGTGCTAACTCAGCTAATACAGCTAACACAGCAGTATCTGCAACAGTAGCTAGCGGAATTGCAGTCGTTAATGCCCTTCCGCCAGCTTCGCCTGGTTTGACTGTTTATTTAAATTCTGGTGTGAGTGGGCTTTATGTCTCCGCTAATGGCGGCTGGATCCTCACATAGATCCACGAAGCGTGGCTTTTAACATCCAAGCCCCTTTGAACAACCTGCCGCAAGTATCAGCAGCATAATTTTCAACATCGGGAGCGCCAGTTTCTCGTGCTGCTTCGACAAGATCTTTTGCAAGCATCGCCCCAGCTTCAAGATTCTTGGTGTACAGCGTCAGACCTTCGCGTGCATCGTAGGTCTTCACAGACGGAAACTTTTTATAAGCATCGAATAGGCCACACTGACACATCGGCATTAGATAGTCCATGCTGCGGACTAGCTCAGCCAGAGTGTCGAAGTCTCCAGTGTGCTGCTCGTACTGCCCTTTTAAGAATTCGTGAACAGCTAAGAAATTGGAGCACTCTACATTTAAATGGAGTAGGTGAGCTTGGATGTTTAATTGATATAAATAAGAGGCGAAGGAGACCATCTGATAAGCAAGGTTATCAGGCGTGGCCTCCTTCGTGAGAATGAGCTCCTCCTTGACAATTTCTTGAGTCGGAGCCTGAGCTGCGCTTTGGAAAATGTTTGCTAAGGAGGAGTTCATGGCTACGTATCAGACAGCGCAAGCAGCGCTTTCTTCTACTTTAGCCTCTTCTTCGTTAGAACTTAGATAAGCCTCAAGTGCGTCTTTGTTGATGCGATAGAGGGACTTGGCTCCGTTGGGCTGGAGGTTGACGAAGATGCCCTTAGGCCAGCCACCGGGCTGGTTGGATTCGGTCAGAGAGATACGCTTACGTACAAAGCCTGCAGAGCAGTTCAGCAGCTCAGCGGTCTGGGCGATTGTCAAGAGCCTTGCGGATTCCATTTAATGTGGCGTTGTGAATGAAGACAACGCGAAAAGGTTAGCAGGAATCTTCATGAAGTGAATCTGTGATTCTTGGCTTAAGGTTAATTTTAGGTTTCAACCCGGTAGACTAGGGGGACGCATTAGACCAGGGCCATGGCGATCCGCATCGCTGGTGAGATTTTCAAGGGCTACAACCAGCCTCGGCGGGACTCGGATGGCGGTAAAAAGTTCGCTGTGGCGGCCAAGGAAGGCGACGAAGTGCGCTTGGTTCGTTTTGGAGATCCCAATATGACAATCAAAAAGCATATTCCAGAACGTCGGGAGAACTTTAGAGCACGTCATAACTGCGATAATCCTGGCAGTAAACTGAAAGCTCGTTATTGGGCGTGCAAAAGTTGGTGAGCCTTAGGCGAAATTATGATTTGATTTAAACTGAGATTAGATGCACTTCGGGCGGTGAGAGACGAGAGAGAGCAGCTTCACGTCGGCCTGACTTTGGAAGATGATTTCACCTTGACACGGTTGAAGAACGCCGCTCACGCACTCAAGGGAGAAGATCGAGATCAGTATTTATGGAAAACAATTTTTAGATTTGTATGCCGCGAACGAGCTTTTAAATCAGTTATGGAAGAAATTGGCGTGGTTATTGACACTAATATAGATATATTCGACGAAGAAGAGGATGAGTGATCTTATAAGCCCCAACGCTCGTCGTTGGTTAAATCTGCTTTCTTACGCTGAAGGCACTTGGGGAGGTTCTGCGCCACGTTACGACATTACGTTTGGTTATAAACCAATAAAAGATCTCAGTCGTCACCCGAACCAAGTGGTTCAAGGTGGTAAGTATTCGAGTGCAGCGGCAGGTGCTTATCAGTTCATGCCTAGCACTTGGGCTGGTGTAGCCAAACAGCAGGGACTTAAAGATTTCGGACCGAAATCTCAAGATATTGCTGCGTTAGCACTGATTCGCGCAAAAGGGGTAGACCCTGATCGAGATCCGATCACTAAAGACACTGTTGCTAAGTTATCGGGAACTTGGGCTTCTCTCCCTACGCTGCAAGGAAAGAGTGCTTATGGACAGCCTGTAAAGAGTTTTGAATCGCTACGTCAGTTTGCTGAAAAACAAGGAGCTTCTACGGCCGCAGCACCACAAGCTACCTCTGAGCAAACTACAGCTTCTAAAACTTCTGGACTCGGGCAAGTATTGCTAAATAAATTCATCGACATGATGGGTGCGATGGGAGGCCGTGGATTTGGCCAACGCTCTGCTCTGCCAACTCCAGGAATGCCGGATTATTCTGAAAGTTCTATTAGCCCAGGACAGCAGGAAATTGGGGTGTTATTAGATGCGTATAAAGGGCGTAAAAATACTGAACAGTACCAACAAGCTGCTGAACAAGATCTGGCACGAAATCTTCGAGGTAACGTAGCGGCTGCTGAAGCAGCTAAAGCTGAACTCTTAGCTCAAGCTTTAGGTGCTTTTGGTGCTCCTTCCTCTGTTATTTAAACGTATAATCAATAGAGGTTAGTGCGTTACCAATGAATCCCTTTGCTGCTGGGGTTGATGTACCGGTAAGCCTAATATTTTCTGGAATGGCTTTTGATCCCGGCAAAACGACTATTTCCTGATTCAACCACCGAGCACAAACATGGCCGCCACTGCTGCTGATTTTCCGAATACTTCTTGGAAGAATTATTCGGAGCCAGTTTCTTCCGCTGCTGGAGAAGGGAAGATTGGATTTTCAGGAGCTCCAGTAGGGAGTGTAGCTGGCGCTTTCGATTTAAATAACTTAACTCGTTTAGCTGGGAGTCTTGGCAGTCTATTCGGAAGTGGATCTAATTCTATTGAAGACTATATAAAACAAGCTACAAAAACACTCAAACAAGAACAACGTAGAACTACAAAAAAGATTAATACTCGCATCGAAAATATCTATCCCGAGCTCACCGGTATGACGGGTGAGGAAGCTTTAAATAAGTATTACGATGCTTTTGCTAATACTGTTGCTGACGTAACTGCTCAAGGTCGTGCAGATCTAGGAGTTACCCCTGATATTTCAGCTGAGTATGATCGCTTAAATAATCGAGTTCAAAATATTCAAAATCAATATTCTTTAGCTGGTCGTTTAGGTGGCTACGAAAAGCTAGCACTCGACCCCCCCGTGGTTTCGATGGATGCTGCCTCTATTCGAAATGTTGCTGATTGGGTAGACCCTACCAGTAATCAGATTAAGAGTAAGTATAAGGCAATGTATGATTATCAAGATCCTCAAAGTCAGCAGTTTATTTACGGATCCCGTAATACTGCTGATGCTATCGGTCGTTATTACAATACAAGTGGTGATGTATCTGGTCTGATGAACTACGGCGGCCTTGGTTGATGCGTAGCATCAATAAACTAAGCATAGAAAAACGAGCAGAAAGTTACGGTCGGCGTCGTCAACACCATGTCGACCGTGATCCTTCTTTTCATCGGTTTGCCGGAGAGTTATTCGGTATAGAACTTCGTGATAAAAATCGACAACAAGAAATAAAAGCTAGGCAAAGACTACAGTCCATGCGTGGCGTAGGCTTAGGTTTTGGCGAGAGAGATCAGTTCGGCCCAGATGATTCTTGGGACACGAAAGATCCGATTAAATATACACCCTCCCAAGCGTACTAAAGTATTCAGCAAAAGTCTGTATACTTTGTTCGTAATTAGATCTAGGTGGTAAGTGATAAACGAAACCAAGTACTTTGGTTTCTATTGGCTCTAAATTTTTTTCTTTAAGTAGCTTAGGTTTATTGGCTAATACACAAAGAGGAAAGTCAAAATTTATCTTTTGTGTAACTAGAAGAGCAACCTCAGAAGAAGTTAAAAAAACTACCGCCTGTTCAAATTCGTTGTGAAGCCATTTGCGATAGCAAAGTTCTAACCAGATCCTCTGGGCTGACTTCTTAAATCGGTAATTCTTTTGGAAAAGCCGCGTATTTCTTGGTTGCTCAGTTCCAGCCAAGGTGCTTCTTGGAGGAAACAGATAAACATTCTTGGCCTTCCACGGTTGAATTAGACCATTTTCACGCCAAGTGAAATAACGCTCAGCTTGAATCACTGAGTTAGCAGCTTCACTTGAAGCTGGGTCCAATTCAATCGAGCCTCCGAAGAAAGCAGCCGTGGTTGCTATTAAATCTGCAGGTGAGACGAAGTCATCATCAGAGAATGAGACTGTTTGAAAGCTCATCGATTTTTTTATTAGCCTCGATTGGATCAATCAAGTGGATTGCGATTTCATTCGATTGAACCATCGCTACTAGAGCAAGATCTGATTCGGATTCTTTTTCTATAACCTGAATTACTTTTGCGAATAAAGCTTCCGCTTTTTCATCCATTCCTTCTTGTGCTACTGCGAGGTCGTTTTCAAGTTCTTCTTTAGTTAGATATTTTGAGTTCTCCGGATCTTCTGGGTTGAATATCAAGATACCTTCGCCTCTTGCGGCTCGGTTCTCGAAATA